GAGTTGTTGCCAATGGCGGCTGCAAAGCTGTCTGTACCAGAGGCGTAGCTATCTGCTATTGCGGTAGCATTTGCACCAGAAATTGCTTGGGCATTTGCACCGATAGCAACACCCCTTGTTCCAGAAGCACGGCTATCTGCGCCAAGAGAAACAGACTTAAACCCATTTGCTGCTGAACTGGTTCCTATCGAAATGGCACTTGTGTTAGTCGCCTGACCAGCTACAGCAAAGGCATAGTCTCCTGTTGCATCACCATCACCTTGACCAATAGCAACTGCTGCATTTCCTGTTGCTGTAGAATTACTGCCTATAGATACTGCATTTGTTCCAGTAGCAGTAGGTGTAGTGGCACTAGAGGCATTATCACGGTAAAGATCTGGATCACCACCCTCAAAAGAATAACCTAAGCTAGTCCAAGCGGTAGAGCCATCACCAATCTTTAACTTACCTGTATCCGTTTCGTAACCCTGCTCACCCTGAGAAAGTGTGGGGTTACTGCTAGTCCAGTTAGAGGCAGTATCTCTACGTATTTGTATTTTATTTGCCATCAGGCAGAACCCCCATCAATATCACCTAGAGTAGTGTCGTATGTAGAAGCTGCTGCACCACCATCAATAAGTCTATCTATAATATCATCTGCAGTAGCGGTTACAAAAACCTTTGCATTACCAGATAAGTTAATAGCATTATTGGAGTTAGAGCTTTCTGTAACCACCCTAGTTAATGTTGTCCCTGATGCAGTGTATACACCAGTTCCTATCTCAAAAGCTGTGGAATCTTCAATCGTGTATCTCACAGTGTCACCATCAGCCACTCCTGCAGTAGCAAAACTTTGATAGCCAGACTCAGCACTGCCCAATGTTATTGTGCCAGTACCAGTAGTGCTAGTTCCCATTTTTGCTCTATTTACAAGAGTGACCATAAGTTAAATCCTATGTAAGTTGGATTACACCGTTAGTAGCATTAAAGTCTACAGTAAAGCTATCACCATCATTTAATGTAAGAGATGAACCATAGTCATAGTAACCAACAATAGGATCAGCAGGTGCTGTTACCGTATCATCATAAATATAAATGTAACGGAATGGGCCAGTTGAACCACCTGTAGATGTCAGTGTGATGTCAGAAAGAACTAGCTTATATGTACCACCTGACTGCGCAGATGAAGTAGTTGTAATGTTACGAGAAGATAAGTTTGTGTAACTTACTTGTGTAACGTTAGCTAAAATACCATTACCATCTGTTGCAGGGTTAGTTGACTCAGATGCAGGGGCAGTATTAGACAAAGCAACTACAAACTGATCTGACTCTAGATCCATATTGTGAACTGCGTTTTTAACGAAGTCATTTATTTTATTGAAAGATGCCATTTTATTTACTCCTTATGCAATACGTATTATGGCGTTAGATGCGTCTGCTGTGGGAAACTGTATTGTAAAATCCCCATTAATAGATTTTTTAGTACTACCAAAAGATATTACAGCAATAGCTCTATTAGATTTAGATGAGTTATATAGGATGCACCCATCAGCAGAAACAGTTACAGATGACCATGTTGTATTGTCATAATCGACTATGGCAGTAGAATCGCTTAAAGTAATAGATGGATTAGCAAGTGTGTTACCTGTTGCTGTATATCCTACACCTAAAGCTTCGTCTGAATTTCCTGTAACGTCTGAATAATTAGTTGTGCTTGCACCATAAGTACCCGTTGGAGATACTTTGATTAATGCAATTTTTATTGTGTCGGTGTCTAAATCATGTATACCACCAAGTAGCTCTTGCTTGAACGAGTTGCACATTGCTGTAGTAATAGCCACTGAAGGTATTCCTTATAATAAGAACAAAGGGGTCAGCATATAGCCAACCCCTAAGTACAACATCAATTAAGCAGCGTTGTATGCTGCAGTGACCAACGCTTGTGGGCGAAGAATTTTGCGACCGTAAAGGTGCATTCCGCGCACGATGTCAGCGAATGAATCTGGATCACGATAGTTTTCCACGTTGTTGATCTGCTCAGCAGAAGCAACAGCATCATCCTGACCACCCAAGATAACACCAAAGTTGGCATCTTGAGCTAAAGCACCAGAAGTGCCCGCGCCAGTACCCTTAGCAGGTAGTGAGTTTGAAACGTAGACACGGAAGCCGTGCAAGTTGTTCAAAACAAGACCGTTTTGCAAGCCAGAACCACCGAAATCGGCGTTCAACATGCGACTGTCTTCGTCTTTGAGCATCTCTACGAACACCGGGTCAACTACGATCCATCTCCCACGAGCATCAACGTTAGCTGTGTCCATCTGACGAGCCATACGTGCAATAACTGTCAAAGGTGAGACAGTTGCAGATGACAGTGCAGTTGCACCTGGCAAACGTGGAGCCAATGGAATTGAGTCACCAGTTGCGTAGGCTGTTGAAGCTGAGTCAGCAGAACCCAACTGACCAAAATCAGTAGCGTCTAAGTGATTCACTTTCAAAAATTCACCATCAAGCTCACCAGCAGTTGGGTGCTGTGCATCACCAGAGGTAGATGTAATCAGCGCACCTGCAGAGGTGAAACCAGACATGTATGACAGTACGTCTGCATCCATTGAGTCAGCCATTTTAAATGCTGCACGATCAGATGCCAAACGAACAAAGTCTACATTGGCGAATTGCTCTTCAATGTCATCCATCTTAAAGGCAAAGTAGTTTGCTTTGTCGATGGTCAATGAAAAGTCAGAGTCATCAAGCTTCTCAACAGAGATGTTTGTATGACGCTGTAGAGCATTAACAGTTACGTCTGGCTCTTTTTGGATGCGAACAGTGTCGCCTTGGTTTGCAATCTCACCAAAATATGAGTTGTTGGTAATTGCGTTAGTGACAGCAGAGCGCCGTAGAGCAATCTGTGCCTGTTTTGAGTAGATAATCGGGGAAAAGTTTCCGTCGAATCCACCTGATGCGGATGTAATAGCCATAATGGTTTCCTTTCAATGATATGGCGTTGATAGTAACACTATACCCACTTGAAAGAGGCCTTCTGTGCTAGGGTAGTCAGCTTTGCTTTAGAGATGCCTCTCTGTAAGCGCTGGGCCTATACATCAGGGTAAGTCTTATATTTGTGGCGATTGTGCTTTGCAATAAAAGCATACACACACTTTAATATATGTGTATATGCTATAGTTTTATCTATGATAATGCTAATGTCAACTACTTCTTTGACATATCATAAATAAATTTACCAGAGCGCTGGGCGTCTAAGATTTCATCCATACGCTTCTCGTATTCTTTAATAGACATTTTAGCTACCATAGACTCACTAATATAATTAGATGAATCATCTGGATTAGGTGTAGATACTTTCTTAGCTTTTACAGAAGAAGCAGCATTTTTATCACTGCTAGACTGCTTCATTGTCTTGATGCCTTTATCTACCTTGTAGAGATCTAATACACGAGCTACTGATTTAGCATCGTCTGTATTCTCATACAAAGCATCCTGTACCCACTTGGGTTGTTCTTCTGCCCATGTATGGAATGCATCATCTTCGCGGATCTGTGCGAAGTCAGGGTGTATGTTAAGTAGCTCTACCTCTGCCTTTTCTTTCTTGGCTTGAGTACGCATACTTTCTATTTCTTGTAAGCGACTATCTAGATCAGAAGCACGTTCATTAGCCTTCTTATCTGCAATAGCTTCAATGATACCAGCTACGTCAGGGTACTTCTTAGTCCAAGCATCAATCTCTTCTTCTGACTTAGGTAGTACAAGCTCATTCTTAGCAGCTAAGTCTAGTTGACCCTTTAGCTTATCTAACTCCGCTTTATACTCTGCATCTTTCTCTTGCATGTACTTACGGATATCAGAGTATCGCTTCTTAAAGCTCTTCTCTTCTGCACTCAGATCAGCATCATCTGTTTCGGGTGCTTCTGCTTTCTTTGGGGCTTTTTCTTGTTTGGTATCACTTGTTGGTGGTACTGGGGATTCGACAGGCTCTGGGCTACTGGATTCCTCTTGAGTAGCTTCTTCTGTTGAGGCTTCTTGCTCTTCATCGTCCTGTTTTATGCCAGCATCTTTTAAAAGCTGAGCTAACTCCTGTTCATCCTTTTGTACGCGAGACATATTACGCATATGTGATGCAGATTCAACTGCAATAGTTTGGGCTTCCGACATTTCTTACTCCTTTATGTTGGGGCCAGCCTAAGCTGGGTAGCCTTATAGTTATTTATTGTCGTTTAGTTATTACTTCTTTTTGTTCTTCTTCATCAAGCCGCCTTTGTTAAAGCCACCACCTCTAGCTATTTTAGATGCATAGGTTTCTCTGTTGCCTGTACCTTTAGTATCAGCTTTTGTGTCTTTCACACTACGAGCACCGCCAGAGGTAGGTGCAGAAACGCCTTCACTTTTAGCAACACGCGCAGCCTGTGCATTACTTTGTGCTATTTGTGCTGCAGAAGGGCCATCATCTCTACTACTAGAGGGTTTAGGTGCAGGTTTAGTAATGTCATCTTTAGTAACAGCGCCTACATGTTTTCCTAAATCTGTATTAGACTTTGTACCTGTACCACCTGTACGTCTAGCTCCCGACCAGCTATCTGACTGAGATGGTCCTTGAATACCAGATCCACCTACGTCAAAACCAAGCAAGTCGCCCAGCCAAGTATCACCAAAGTCTATTTTACCATTACCGTCTACATCTTGAAGGATGCCGCCGCCGCCAAGTAGACCACCACCGCCTGTAATACCAGAACCTTTTTCTTTACCTCTAGTGGTAACGCCATCAAATAGTTTCTGTATCTTAGCTCTATCTGCATCTGTTTTTGCAACTTTGTAACGATCAGCTAACTCTCTAGCTACAGCAAATCCTGTAACTCTTTTACCTATTGAAGCAATAAGACCTACAGGCCCAGCAAATGCACCTATACCACTGATTGCTTTATTTACTTTAGGATCACCTAATTTTTCTGCCAAACCAAATAGGTCTTCATTTGAGTAGTCTTTAAAAGTATTTTGAGCAGACTTTACTTTCTCTTCTTCATTCCTAAATGAGTTACTTTCGTTAGAAGGGCTTACTGAAGAAGACTCGCCAGTATCAGGCTGTTCTACTGTAACCTCTGGGGCAGGATTATAATTTTCTGATGTAACATACCCTTGATCAATTAGTAGCTTTGCTGCAGAATCAGGTTGCCCATTAACAAAACGTAGTGTAGCCACAGCACCTGTAGTAGGGTCACGGTATTCTTTATATTCTATGTTATCCCCTGTAAAATAAGACTCAAAAACAGAAGATACATCTGGTATTTCAGTGGGTGCAGGTGCCTCAAAGCCACCCTCATTGTAACCTTTTAAGTACCCACCGTCCTTCATATTGACCATAGGCTGATCTTCTGCGACTGTCTGTAGCTCAGAGATGTCAAACGGGAAGTCTTCATCCTCTGGCTCAACCATTTCCATGCCATCTGGCGGTATTGGCTCTCCACCGATACGACCATTGGCTTCCATCTCAGCAAAGCCTTCTTTGGCTTGTGTACGTAGGTCTTCAAAGAATTTAACTCCGTAGAAGCGTACAACGTCAGCAGGTACAACATACTCGCCTTCACTTAGCTGTGCAGGGATATCATCACGTACCTCTTCGGGTAGTGAGCCTGTAGGTACTTCATTGCCTGATACAGGATCTACATCTTCTACTGAGCCACCCAGCGCAAAGGCCATTTGAGTCTGTTCATCCATAGCCATTCCACCTTCATTAAAATTTGCTTTAACGCCTGTGACTTTATTCTCAAA